CCATTTTTGGCAACCTTATCACAATATAACCGGTACATATTTTCTTTATTCTTGGATGGATTATATTTAACAAATGGTATTGACTTTACCGCATGTATCAATTTAAATATAATATCCAATGGTAAATTATATTCATAATTTTGAGAAATTATAAATTCAATCATTTGAATACCTTGTTCTATATAATTTAATGTCTTTTTACGACTATCGTATATATTGTGAAATAATTCGATATTTTCTACATGTTGAGTAAATGTATTATTTACGAACAATTTATCATTGGACTCAAGCAGCGAAAACTTCTCATTATTTAAATCTTTAATATTAAATATTTTTTTTTCTTTCAAAAATGGAAAATATATCTGAGTCATTATTTTTTCTGGTATATTTTTAGATACTGTATATTTCAAGACATCTTCTGCACGTGTCATATAAATCGTGTTTTCAAATAAAAACCCACTATTTAATAAAAGTTCTTTGTTTGAAGTGGTTATTATATTTTCAGCATGATCTGTTAAATGTTTATTGAGAGTAGTAACTCTATATGGATTTACTGTATAACTATATATATCATTGGAAGTAATGAAATGTTGCCCTAATGAAATATTAAGTATATGTGGTTCAGTAGAGAGATTTAAATCAATTATATCATTAAAAGAATATATATCTTTTTCTGGAATTTTGGACACATCATAACCTGAGATATTTGATAAAAATTGTATTAATATATCCTTTGAAAGGACAATTTTTCCATTTTGTGTTAAGTTGTCATATATTTGGCTATTATCCAATGACTGTATTTGTTTTGTAAATAAATATACTTCATCAAATGATATTTCTTTATTATTGGAAATAATTATTTTCTTTTTAATAGTTTCAATTGTATCATCACTATAAATAATCTGCTCTGTAAATATAATTGATATTGAGTTAGTTTCAATCATTTTTAGTTCATCTTCACTAAATACATCTTTAAATAACTCATCTGTATGATTTTCTTTAAATAATTCAGACATATTATCCTGATAACGTGATGAACCTATATAAACAGTTATATTTTTGACAGTATTATAATCTGTTAAATAATATACTTTAATAATATCAGTCATTTGTATATAAAATCAAAATATTATTTTTATATACAAATATGCCGATTAATGGAATTATTGCTATGTGTAATAACAATGGAATTGGAATAAATAATGGGTTACCATGGAAATTACCTAGTGACTTGAAATATTTTCAATGCCTCACCACTGGGCGAGGTAGAAATGCTATTGTTATGGGCAAAAATACATGGCTAAGTACTGGATTTCTCAAAAATAGGGATCATTTTATTCTATCGACAACATTAAAAATAGATTGTAATAGAGGGAATAATAGAGTTAAAACATTTACAAGTATTGACGAAATCCTTATATATATAGCATCACCATTATCGCGTAATTATGATAATATATGGATTATAGGTGGTTCTCAAATATATAGGTCGTTTATACACGCAAATGTTATGCAATCTATATATATTACTCGTATTGATGATGATTATACCTGTGATACCTACTTTCCAGAATTACCAGACAATTATCTTTTATATAACTCTGAACCAAGTACTGAAAAAACACATAACGGTAAAGATATCGTTCGACAAATATATAAACGGGTTGTTATGGGTGATTCAGTGATTTATAAAAATGAACAATGGAATGTTGTGGGAATTCATAACGACGATTATCCTAATATATATTTCACAATTAAAAACGATGAACATAGAGAAATTCAAACAGTACGGTCTAAGCTTACCTTAATATAATAAAAATAATAATTAATTTATTTTTCTTATCCTATTAATGCCTTTATAATATGCTGATGAAAATAATATTGAAAAGAAAATCAATAATGACCCTCCCTTAATTTCTTTAAGTTGATTAAATTTAAAACCTTGAACATTTTCTAATATAAATGGTATTCGTTCAATTATATTTCGTCCAAAGAAACATAAAATAGAAATACAAATAGTTAATCCTAAAATAAATAAAACTGATTGAAAATTAGTTAAATATTTTTTATGATCTTTGTCATCGATGATATTAAGGAAAAGGAAATCAATTATCTTTGCATTAATTATTCCAAAAATAGCTGACCATAATACCGCAAATACTATTCCGATAATTTTAACAGATGTAAATGATATTGCCATATATATATATATATATATATATATTTTTTGATTTGTGTAATTTATATAAAAATTGATTTTTATATAAATTTTTAGTGTGATAAATAAATAATGGTATTTAAAGCAGGATATAGACGTCTGCCAAATGAACTAGTTAATTATATTTGGTCATACGACAATAGATACAAATTACAATTTAAAGATTGTTTATTTGAATTAATAAAATACTTTTATAAAAATAGACTCGTTGATATATTAAAGCATGAAGTCTATTTGTATGATATATATAGTTTAAATCATGGAAAAAGTGATTATAGGATAAATCTATATGGATACAATCTCAAGATACATCAATATATTTTAAAACGGTTAAAACGTTCTAAGAAAGAATGGTATTACATTATTCATGACAATTTAAAATATCACAATCTTCGCAAAATACAATAAATAATCATACCAATAAATTAAACCAACCCCTTTAACGACTTAGGAATTTTCTTATACTTTTTATAAACTTGTAACATTTCTGTGTTATTTGACCCAATTAAATCACTGATTAGTTCGGAACTAACAACCACATTAGGATATCTTTTTAATATATTTTCAACAATATCTTTAAAATATTTGTTACGATATTTATTCCAAGATAACACATATAATACACTTTCACCTGAATCATTTTTAATATTAGGATCAAAATGCTTGTTATTAATTATACGGTTTATTTCTTCTAACGAGTGTGTTCTTTGTGTATCTGATAGGAAATACATGTTTCCAGTATAACGAAATATTTCATGACTATCATATGGAGTAATTTTCTTACAAGTTTCTTTAATATCTTTTCTACAAATAGGACATGTTGGTTTAGAGTGATTGGATTTACACCAACCAATTAAACACTTCTTATGAAATTTATGTTTACATTTTGTAGTAACATTCTGTGAAGTAATTCTATCTAAACAAATTGAACATGTTTTGTCTAAAACACTTTCACAATTTCCAGTCTTTTTATTTTTACGGGTACCATTTTTACATCGTGATCTCTTTTGCGTAGGCATTTATATTATATTATATTATATATAAATATAAATATAAATATAAATATAAAAATGAAAATTAATAGCATGCATATAAATCTTACATATCATAATATGGATTGTCGGTAATATTCATACCACAATATCCTTCAGGTTCTTTTTTATAATCGATTGGTTTATATATGTCTATTTCAACCGCATTTTCTAATAAGAATTTGAAATTATTCCAAAATTCTTCACCATGACCAATTGCCTCAGTTGCTACATGAGCTAACTCATGTATAGCTACAAATGTTAATGTATTTTCGTCTATTAAATTATCATCATTTCCTTTTCGCTTGTTTAAGCAAAATGCTATTTTCTCTCCTTTGTTCTCACTATATGCGGGATATTCACTTGTAGGGAGTGTTTCTTTTATTGTTGTGGGGTTGTAATTAGTAACCAATCTCTCTACATTTTCTCGCGTAGGGTATTTTTTTCCTACATGTTCGACCAAATCATCTAATTTTTCAGTTGTCTTAGCTAATAAATTCGAAGCCTTTTGTATATTTTTTCTCTCTCTCACACAATATTTCTTACCGTTAACATTAGATATAATACAACGCAAGTTATATATATCTGAATCCATATATATTTTTAAAGCTATTAGGATAATAAATAATATCATGATAAAACCAAACATATTAATACGAAGCTTCATCTATAATAAATTAGTATAATATAAATTCTATTAATTTATTTATTTGTAGATTGAAAAAATTTAACTATTTTCTTGAGTCATAGTGAAATGATACTACATATTATAATTATTGACAGCCTTGTCCAATTTCAAGAGGAACACGCATGGTATCTGCAGCTATAGTAGTGTTGTTCCATGGTCCAACATTGATTTGGGGGTTTGCAGGTTCTGAACGGAGTTGTAAGTTAGCGTTTCTTAAACTGTTACCGACAGTATCAATACCCATATGGTAACCGGAACGCAATAAATTAACATCTTGTAAATCACCGCTACCAGAGGGATTTAATTTTGCCCATTCGTCGTTGGCACTATTTTTAGGTAATAATTCTGAAGGGTCGGCAACTTGTTGTTTTTTACATGATGGTGGCATACCTTGCATACTGCTAGATACACCTCTAGCAGATGCATAGCTTTCGTTTTGACCTAAAGGAGCAGAAGGTTCAGGACCGGATTGAGGAGCACTGGTTGTTTGTTCGTACATTTCTTGAGTTTTTCTATCGGTCATTTGCTCTGAACCGGAACCCATTTTATCAGCACTGTATGACTTGAATAGGTAAATTATAAATAATACACCAATTACAAAGAGTGTGGCGTGACTTGCTTCAATCTTCTTTAAATAATTCTTCAGGAAGTTCATTATATAAAATAAATGATAAAATATTTTTCTGGAAAACAAAACATATTCAATTATTAATAACACGAATCAATCTAATTATTACTAAACTATTCGTTTATTTCAAAAATTAGGCAAGTTCTTCGACCATATTATTTATTTGATTCTTTATATCATCTGAATCACTATCATTTTCTTCGTCACTAATTGAATCATCACTTTGATATAAATCATCCAACATATAAGTATTCTTTATTTTCTTGGCTTCTAAATAATGAGTAATTGCAGCCTTTTTATGTTCCTTTGCTTTTTGTCTGGCTATTTTATAGATTTCGCGATAAACTTCGTTAGGATTGTTTAGTGTAATTGAAGACTTCATATTTAAATCGATATTATTCGTTATATCTTCTAAAGGTACTTCCTTTATTGTTGTTATAGAATCAGTTATTTTTTGTATATGTCCCTTATTATTTTCTACAATGTCTTCTAAATGATCATTGCTATTTTCTTGTTGTTGTTCTTGTTGTTGTTCTTGTTGTTGTTCTTGTTCTTGTTCTTGTTGTTGTTGTTGTTCTTGTTGTTGTTCTTGTTCTTGTTGTTGTTGTTGTTCTTGTTGTTGTTCTTGTTCTTGTTCTTGTTGTTGTTCTTGTTCTTGTTCTTGTTCTTGTTCTTGTTCTTGTTCCTCTGTATCTGTTTTCTCTAAACAATCATGTGTGATATTTATTTCATTTTTAATAATACCTTCTATTTTTTGCTCATCTGTACTAATTATTCTATCATCTATAGAATAATTATTTATAGAATTTGGGCGCCTGATCATACATGACGAAAATAAAGGTTTATTATTTAAGATCATTATTTGTTTACCCACTAAATCTACCTGAAAATTTCTTGCAGAAAATTTAATAGAGTGAACTTCTAGACATGGTATAATATCATGCTTATCGGTTAAATCTTGTATAGCAATAATATTCTCATTTTCATCATATATATTACATGAGTATTGCGAATTTAATGTTTTATTCTTAGGAACATTTATTCGCACCAAATGATATTTTCCACCCTTATATGCTCGAGTAATTGGGTTAAAAAAGTTTTCAATATCTTCTAGTTCCATTTCATTTTGAAACCATAATTCTCGTTTATCGTAAATAAGTTTTACTAAAGCTGATTCTAGATTTTCAAACCATTCAATTACTTTGTTATTTTCATTTGAGTACATTAAATCAATATATGCCTTTTTATTCGTTTCATTTAAACCCTGTTTTGTCAAACATTTAGGTGTTTGGATATATAATGGGTTATCGAGATACTTAATCTTTGTAACATACGCTCCTCCTTGAATTGCAGATGGCTGTGATATTGACAGTTTGGTGAAATCAAAATTATCTTCAGTTTCGTATATTTTTTGCTCCATTATAGAAAAATATAGAAAAAATCTTATAAATTCTAACACGCTAAATAATTAAATATTTTATACATGTTTAAATTAATGAGGGAACAATTAATTGAACAATGTTTATTGATACTATCAAGAGATGATGTTAAAAAAGAAATGAAAGAATTATTTAAACCAATAGTTAGTTTGATTGTTCAAGAAATATATCCGTATATTTATTTATCGCTTGTATTCGTTCTTATTAGTTTTTTATTAATTTTAGGAATTTTCTATTTATTGTTGCGTAGCAACTTAAAGCATTTAAATTTAAACAATTTTGGTCTCAACAGTTTAGTTATGTAAATGAATTATTTGAGTATTAGTAAATATTATATCCTATAAATATATAATGACAAATAATACTCCTGTTCAATCAAGCTGTAATGCTAGTGGTAGTGGAGCTAGCTATGTAGTCGCAAAAGTTGCTGAAAAAGGATGGCCTGGACCTAACTCTGCTATGAGCGGTGGTAAACGTCACAAGAGAAAGGGAAAAAAGACAGCTAAAAGACGCTCTGGAAAGAAAATGAAGGGTGGTAATTGTGGTTGTGCTTCCCCTGCCACATTTACAGGTGGTAAAAAAACTAAACGTAGTAGTGCTAAGAGAGGTAAACGCGGTGGTTTTATGGGTATGTTAAAAGAAGCCATTGTTCCATTTACTCTTTATAAACTTCAAAAGCGTAGTCAACGCAAAACTTCCATGCCAAGAAGATCCAAGACATATAAAAAGAGATTCACAAAAAAGTTTACTAAGCGTTAAATAGAGATGAAATACTTAAATAATACATAAAAACAATTAAATATTATGACATAAAATAGTCATAATATTTAATTTATATTTAACTTGGTGTAATTTTTTATATTTTTATACAATTGATATATGAATTAAATTAAAGATATTTAGATAATAGTTTATATTAGAAATGGATGATTTTCAAGACAGTATAAAAAAATGGGTACATTTAGATACCAAATTAAAAAAACTAAATGACGATATCAAGGAGATACGAAATGAGAAAAATAAAATGTCTGATAGTATAATTAATTTTGTAGATGATAACCAATTAAGTTCATCTACTATTAAAATTTCAGATGGAAAACTAAAATTTACTGAGACTAAACAAACAGCTCCGATTACCTTGAAGTTTCTAGAGACATGTTTATTAGAGTCAATCGGAGATGAAGACAAGGTAACGCAACTTATAACTTACATCAAAGAGAGGAGAGAAATTAAAATGATTCCTGAGATTAAGCGGTATTATAGCAATTAATTTATGTTATTAATATGTATATGGATAGCATTAATTATAAAAAAGATTTTGTATTTATGACCGATAAAGGTGGAAATTTGACAGGTGGTGGATTTAAAATTCAATCAGATTTATTAAAACATACCATAACAGGTGACGGACATAATCAGCTTGGGGGAAGTAAATATAAAAGCGATTTAAAATCATCAGAAAATATCTTAGATTCTTTCAAAAATATGGTTATCCCAGCAGGTATTTTCTGTACCCAGGGTAACGAATGTCTACGTGATCACAGTATTAAGTATCAAAACCACGAACAGCCGTTAGAAGATTCGATATATGACAAACTATTAGATTTAGTTACTCCGGGACAGAGGATGGTACATTCGATTAAAACAAAAAAAAAGAGAGAAAAGCCAAAAAGAAAATAACGA